ACCGGGGAACTACGTTCCCCGTACCCCTCCTCTCAGAAAACCTACGGACCGGGGAACTACGTTCCCCGCACCCCTCCTCTCAGAAAACCTACGGACCGGGGAACTACGTTCCCCGCACCCCTCCTCCTCCAAACATTTACTTTTTTGTAATTATTTATAATATATATTGTATTATAAACAAACAAATAATCATGGCAGGCGGTGTTGGTCGTTTGGTTTTTACAAACCAAAAAAGCGTGTGCAATTACAATCATTATGTCCCGGGTTCAGGGGTTGGCGGGCAAAACATTTCGGTGCGTCGGCATTTGAAGCGATTCGCAACTTCGCCGCAATTGACCAATGTAAATGGCACATACAAACTCATAAAAAAAGCTCCATGCTGCCCAGAGCTGTTGCAAAATTATGGTTACATTCAGAAGTGATTACTTTTATTTTTCGTATCGTGATTAAGATTAAGATAATGAATTAAAGATGTTTTGATTTCATTGTATATAGGTATATAGTGTGTGTAGTATTATATGAGGGCGGAACCGCTTTGTTTGGGCGTGTGCGAACTGTACAATCCAGCGTTGCATGGTCCGTGCGAATCGCCGGTGTCCGATTATTTTTTTTACACATGTCAAGTAGATTTGGCTGATTTTTATGACAACAGCATTTTTTCATACATGTCTGATTATCCTGGCACTTACAAATATTCGGGCGTTGTGCGAGCTTATTGGAACATTGTGAACCGACCACGCATGTATCCCATGCTTGAAATTGTGCAACCGGTTACAATGGAACCCGGTGGCGAATGCGTGGCAGTCATTAAAACGTTTTGGATTCGGTTGGTTCAGCGCAGGTGGAAACGCATTTTTGCAGAACGACGCCGGCGTTTGTCCCAACTTCTCAAACCGTATGGGTTGATCAAACGGGAATGCGGTTTTAAATTTTAAATAAAAACAAACACATCGGTTATCTCTATTGATTTACTAATTGTGTTTGGTTCTACGGTGTCTGCGCTTGCTTCGCACGTGTCTGCGCTTGCAAATACTTCGCCTGCGCCTGCATTAGTGCTAGTCCTCCATCTTCCAGGAATTGTCGTAGTCCTAAATATCCAATCTTGTTCTTGGTTCAATACTGTATTTTTAAATAAATTAAATTCTTCTTCATTCATTAGAATTACTCCACTCCTTTTGTAACTAGGTATGAGATTTGCAATGGTTGCACTGACGCCCTTAACAAATCCCAAAAAATATGCGTTTTCACTACCAGCTACTTGAAACGTAAACACATTATTGGTGGGACTCGTATACGTTCCTTCCAGAATGATTTCATCATCAATTGACATTATATTTTATGGTTATATATTATGGTTATATATTATAAATTTACACAAAGTCCTCCATTCTTTTCTTCAAAGAAGATGAAGATGACGATGACGATGAAGATGACGATGAAGATGACGACGACGAAACGCTGTCATTGTCTTCATTGTCTTCATTGCCTTCGTCTTCATTGCCTTCGTCTTCATTGCCTTCGTCTTCATTGCCTTCATTGTCTGAATCATCCGACATTTCGGATGACGATGTTGAATCATCATCATCGCCATCATCATCATCATCGCCATCACCATCATTGCCGCCCATTGCCGCTATTTGCGCGTGAATTTGTTCCAGTTCTTCGCGAATTAGTTTCAGGTCATTGCATGCATTGCCATTGCCTGCCGCATCACAATGATCACATAATTGGGTAAACACAGTTGCCTCTTTATTTTTTTGGTCCAATATCTCTCGGCACACTTCTTTGTATTTGCGAAAAATGGGGCGAAGCCATGCGTTGCTGTGCATGGCCTTCCGAAGGCGCGCCGCATTCCGGAACAGTTCTTGCCATATTTCATCTCTGCGCTGAAGCATTTCAACGTCGCGCAGATCATCTTTTGCAATGCCGCAACCATCGCATGCCACATGATGTGCAGGTTGATTCATGTTTGAAAAATATTATATGATACAAATTGTGCGAATCTATGTATTATATAAAATATTGGATATAAAATATATTAAGCACAACGCATCAAATATATACACCCATACACATCATAAGCACGCACCATGAGCACAATACAGGAAGAAGAAGAACGAAAAGAATCGCTGTTATCCAAGGACACTGTGTCAGCATCAAAAGAGTCTGGAGGGGGGTCCAAGGACCTGCTGCTTGCTGAGAGCAACGACCGCTACGTGCTGTTCCCCATCAAGGACAACGATATTTGGAACATGTATAAAAAACAGGTGGACTGCTTTTGGCGCGCGGAAGAGATTGATTTGTCACGCGACGCGCCGCACTGGAACAACGTGCTCAACGAAGACGAGCGCTACTTCATTTCCATGATTCTGGCTTTTTTCGCGGCCAGCGACGGCATCGTGCTAGAGAATCTGGCGATGCGATTCATGACGGACGTGCAGCTGGCCGAAGCCCGCGCTTTTTACGGGTTCCAAATCGCCATGGAAAACATCCACTCCCAGGTGTACAGCATGCTCATTGACAGCTACATCAAGGACGAAGCCCGGCGCAACCAGCTGTTCCATGCCATGGACCAGTTTGCATGCATTAAGAAAAAGGCGGAGTGGGCGCAGCGCTGGATCCACGACAAGCGCAGCTCATTTCAAACGCGCCTCATTGCGTTCGCCTGCGTGGAGGGCATATTTTTTTCGGGTGCATTCTGCTCCATTTTCTGGCTGAAGAAGCGCGGTTTACTGCCGGGCCTCACTTTCAGCAATGAGCTCATTTCGCGCGACGAGGCGCTGCACACCGAGTTTGCGGTGCTGCTGTACAACAAGCTGAGCAAACGCACGCAGAAGGCGCGCGTGACGGAAATCGTGCGTGAGGCGGTGGCGATTGAGAGCGAGTTCATTTGCGAGGCGCTGCCGTGCCGCCTGATCGGCATGAACGCCAAGCTGATGACGCAGTACATTGAGTTCGTGGCGGATCGGCTCGTGGTGCAGCTCGGATACGACAAGCTGTACGGTTCCGCGAACCCGTTTGAGTTCATGGAGATGATCAGCCTGCCGTCGGTTTGCAACTTCTTTGAAAAGAAGGTGAGCGAATACGCACTGGCCGAGAAAACCAAAACGGACGACATATTTGACATGAACGCCGCGTTTTGATTGTGTTGTTTTGCGTGGTGATTGTGAGCGCGCACACGATTCAAATTTCATATGTATAATGAATGACTTCCCAGTCATAATCTTTGTAATCCCCCCTATGATACATGGATGGTTTGTGGTTTGTATTCAAATCTTCAATCTTTTTTAGTCTATATCGCTGCACATCATAAGTCACCGTGGTTTCACCAACCGTCATGTAAATGTGCATCAGGTCATCGTCAACGCTAGGCCAAGCCCCCACAGCCAACATACTTTTTCTGTTTGGCAAGTGGCTGAAATTGGCCAATCTGTATTGCATTCTATATTTACATTTATCACTGTCATCAAACTGCGCGCGAGAGAAACTAACCATTTTTCGGTAAATGAAGTTCTCCAAAAATTTGTACTTTTCAAAATCGATGAGTTTAATGAATTTCCCTTCATGCAACCGATATTTTTTGAGTATTTTCGTGTAAATGTGTATGATGATATCGTCCGGCAGGTTCTCAATTGCTTTGTTCAATCTGGCGGCCATGTCTTGGTCTAAATGACATACATGCATTGAGTTATCAAGTTTACTTTAAACCTTTAAATTATTACTTTAAATTATTATTAAATGTTCACCATTTTACAAGCACGTCGGCCGGAATGATGAAGCTGATGCGGTCCATGATGCGATTCTGCAAAAGGATGAACAGCGTGAAAAGCACAAACAAGCCGCCCGTTTTCATGGTGAATCTGCGTTCATACAAGATGCATATGCCCCATGTCAAAAATGCCAACCAATACATAAGTTTAACGTAATATTCAACCTGATTAATGAGGGCTACATCCTGTGAAGTGTAGTGTATTTTGCGCACCATTAAACCCAGCTCATTTGTCGCATTGTTGTCGGTTTCATCTGTCTGCTTAACTGCAACGCCGGATGTTTCTATGGCTGCGGTGCTGACTTCGAGCGTGGTCACATTGGCTGACGCGTCACTGTGCCAATCATTGAATTGTTGGATCAGTTTTGTTTTTTCTTCTTCACCATTTTTTTGGTAGTCACCCATTTGCACCAATATGTATAATGTATGTATACACGTATTATATTTATGAAACAAAAAAATAATACATTTATTGTTTTATTGTTTTTTTTTTATTGTTTTTTGGGATTTTGTTGCATTTTAGGTTTTGTGGTTGAGTGGTTAAGTTTATTCGTCTTGGGGGTGATTCCATTTCATTCATCTTGAACATGAACAGCGTCATCTTCTTGGTCATCATCGTAAATGATGGCCACATTGCGCCATGACCCATTCGTATATTTGCCGAACTTCTTGTCCATGAATTCGTACAGCTCGGCGCCTTTGGGCACATCCCGCCCGTGTCCGCGCACATACCATTGTTTGAATGTTTCATACAATTCGGTCTTCTTAATGCCGCGACCCCCCTGCTGCATCTTAATCTTGTCGCGAGCAAATTCGGACAAGTAGTCTTGACCAAGACGGTATTTCTGACTGCTGGCGGTCACCATGGCGCACGCCTTTACTAAGCCGTTCGTTCGGAATACGTGCTCCACCAGCATGGACATGAAGGTGGGTGCCCAGCGTTTCAGCTTATCGTCCAGCATGCGGTCAATCTTGAACTGGTACGGATTGTCCACATCGCCCTGGGGGTTCGGTTCATCGCAGAACTTGGACATGAAATCAATCTTTTGAATGCGGCGCCAGGTGCCGTCGTCGTTGCTCTTGATTTCAAACATGGTGTTTGTGCACACCACCAGCTTGAACTGCGGGATGAAGGTGACCATGTCCTTGTAGAGCGCACGCCCCTGCAACGGGTCGCCGGCCGACACCTCCTTCAACACACCCTCGTTGATTTGGTCGCCCTTGGAAGGTTCCTGCATGACGGCATATCGGATGCCCATGAGCTGCGCAATTTCGGATGACGTGCCGCCAATTCCGTTTCGCTTGTTTGTGATCAGAGTGATGGGCACGGTGGCCTTATATTCTCCGAAGCAGCGCGACATGAGTTCGGTCAGCTTGGACTTGCCGTTGCTGCCTGCACCCACATAAATCTGAAATGTTTGGTCCCGATTCACGCCGATCAAACAGGACGCCAAGTGATCCCACATGTAGTTGCGCAGCTCCTCAATGGGAAACAGCTGCCCCATGAATTCGTTTATCTCGTCAATGACGCTGGCGTGTTTCACACGATCCAACGGCACGTAGTCAATGTTGGTGCACTTGCTGATGTTGTCATCCGGTTGTCCTCGGCGGAAGCGTTTTTCCGTAAAATCTATCACGCCGTTGCTGTAACACATGAGGTGCGCATTGGTGTCCAGCGTGTCCACGAATGTCTTGTCGTAAAACAGCTCGCGGGTTTCCTTCATGATATTGTTCTTGAACGTGGTGGTTTTCAGCCGCATGCAAATCTCCGTGTATTTTTCAGCGCGCATGCTCTTGTCTTTCCATTCGTCGCTGCCAGGGTCCTCTTGATTCATGAGCGCCGTGTTTTCAATCTGTTTGGCGTGATACATGGTGTAGATGTCCTTTGATATCATGAGGCGCAACGCATTGCCCGAATCGCACTCTTCCCAGCGGTTTCCATTGAATGAATACCACGCATTGTTCTTGATGCTGACGCACACGAATTTGTCTTTGGCAAAGTTGAACACCACGTGCGCCAAATCCACATCGGTGGCTTCTTTCGTCTTCAGCGTTTCTTCCATGTAATACTCATTGGTTTTGCGACGAATGTCGTCGTATGCTTCGCGTGCATCGGTCTTGGCCCAAAACATGATGGAACGCTTTGTCAGGCAACGACCATCGGCCGGCGTGTTCATTCCGAACTGCTGCCATTTGTCGTAAAAGTCAATGATCATGCTGTATGCAAACTTTGCGGATTTTGCGCTGAACGCGATCCAAGTGAGGAACAGGTGCGGGCTCGTGTTGCGCAGCGCCCAACCAACGCGAATCCATTTGGGTTCATTGTCATAATACGCCGCGGGCAGACACATGGTGTAGGAATGCGTTTCGCGCAGTTCATACGCTTTTTGCTCCATGGACGAATACATCTGTTCAATGGCGGAATTCAACTTCTCCTCGTCGGTGATGTCGGACAATTGAATGATTTCCACATGCGGTGGCTGAAACATGATTTTTTTTTCCGCGCTTGATGAATCAGTCGCACCAGCTACTGCATTCATGGGTGCCTTCACCCGTCGTTGTTTTGGTGCGCCAATGGTTTGCTTCATAGCAGCGTGCTCGGCCTTGACTGCGTCTGCAATTTCAAATCCGGCATGATATGCATACTGCGCAGTCAACAGCTGGAAATTCACTCGCACATCAAAGATGGACACGCTCCTTTCCTGAAATCCCAAAGTGCATTCCTCGTCCAGATTCATGACATACCAGTACTTCAACACGTAAGCTTGGTGCCCGGGTTTACGCGATCCATACAATTGCCAATTTGTGCTTCCGCGCACAATGCTTTCATCCAAAACATCTTCCCACGAATTGGTGAGTGGAAGATCACCCCAAATGGACGGCATTTGAGCGAGCATGCGCTTGCGCAGCATCATCTGCAACGCACGATCCATTTTCATGCCAATGAGAATGTGAATGCCGTCTTTGGTGGTGTCTTCCAGCAAATTAACCTCCGGTTTTTCAAACACGAAGATAGGGAGCAACGTGCCAGGAGTCAGCACCACCAAATCCGACAACTGGTCAATCACCATTTCCACCAAATTGGAGACATGTTCCTTCGTGTGCTGACGAGTCTCCAACGATGGAGCGTAGCGCTCGTCAATGTCAATCAATCCAGGCCCGTTGTCCGGCAACTGGCGCTCGGTGAGATACTCGTGCCGCCCTTGAATAAACACGTGATCCGTGTATTTCCTGTAAAATTCGCCGATGTCGTCTGATTGCACAGTAAATGCTCCACCGGATATGCCCAGCTTGTCATTTCCAATGCGCGTGTGCGTGTGCTGTTCACCTTTTTTTGAAAACCTCTGCTTCATGAACGCATCAAATGGCGAAACTGATTTTGACGATTTTGTTGCCATGATGATTGATGTGGAGTCAGGATGGTGATATAATGAATCCACATTTTTTTATTTCAATTTTTTACTTAATGTTGTAAAAATCGGCATCTCAAAAAAATGCAATGGTTCATTTTGTGAAAATAGATTTATCATAAAAACTGACATAAAACACAATCCACATAATAATTCATTCTATTCCCCCCATTCCCCCACATAATTTTGCCATTTAATTTAAACATGGAAACAAATACCGCACTCCCCACAAATGCCACGTCAAATGCAAATTCAACCCCAACGCCACCAAGTGTCTTCATAAGCAAGGAAACCACGATGCGATTGTTGAAGGACGTGCGCGAAATGATGACGTGTCACGAACAAGGGATATATTACAGCCACAGCGAAACCGACATGCTGCGAGGATATGCGTTAATCATAGGTCCCCAAGACTCATTGTACGAGGGTGGTTACTACTTTTTCAAATTCAAATTCCCGCCAGATTATCCGCATTCCCCTCCGGTGGTTGAATTTTTGACCAACGACGGAGAGACGCGCATGCACCCCAACATGTACAAAAACAGAAGAATGTGCATGAGCATTTTGAACTCGTGGCGTGGAGAGCAATGGAGCGGATGTCAGACCATCAAGTCAGTACTGCTCACCATCATGTCACTGCTGGACAGCAAGCCTTTGTTGCATGAACCCGGAATCACTGAAAAAAATCTGGATTATGACACGTATCACCGGATCATTCAGTTCAAAAATTATGAATTTTGCATGTTGCGCCTTCTGAAATCGTTGTCCGAGTTCAAACAAATCATCGCAGACATTGAGCATCACGAGCAATTTTACGAGCACATGTGCGCGGAATTTCGCAAACACCATGTGCAGCATGTAGCGAGGTTGAATGTCCTGGTTAGCAAATACCCGACTGCTGAGACGTTGCGAACCACAAATGTGTATCAAATCAACGCGACAATAAATTACGCATCGGTTCTGCGCACATTTCAAGAGTGCGTCATTCAACTTCAACTACTTGTGTAAGTGTGATTTTGAATTAATTCAAAAATTGAATTAAACAATATCGCATTAATTCATATAGCAATCAAGCCATAATGCATTTCTGCACAGATTGTGGAAACATGTACTACATTCGTTTGACCGACACCAATGGCATCGTGTATTATTGCCGCAACTGCGGTCATGAAGATGACGCGATCACCATTGACAATATCGTGGTTTCGCAAACATCTCTTAAAACCCGAAGCAGTCACGCCAACATAGTAAACAAATACACCAAATTAGATCCAACCCTGCCCAGAATCAGCACAATTCAGTGCCCGAACACCGAGTGTCCTTGCAATCGCAATCACAATCCTACCCAATTTGCGGATCGTGCCACCATTGTGGGAAGCCAAGAAGAAGAAGCGGGACAAGCACAAGCGGGACAAGCAGATGCCGACACAGTGCCTCGTGAAGTGATTTATCTGCGCTACGATGACATTCAGCTGAAATACATTTACTTGTGCGCGGTGTGCAACACCATTTGGAACACGGAACACATTTGAACTCAAACTCAAATGGACCAATAGAACCATTTCATTCTATTTTTTATATTTTATAAAAAATTGAATAAAGACATTGTGTCAAATTCATGTATCACACAGAACACAACCAAAATAAGTGAAGCGAACAACAATGACGACAACAACTCCAAATGCTTACTCAATCACTGCATTGCAAATTGCAAATCCGGACGATTTTCGTGAAAAGGTTCGCAGCAAATTGTGCACTCGTTTTGCATCCGTGTTGGGAATGAGTCCCGATGCTGCCGAAAATGCGTCTCTCAATTTGGAACGCGGCATCTACAATTACACACTGCGTGAATCGGACACCAAAAACATTGTGAAAAAATGGGACAACGGATATTTTGTGCAGATTTACGCCGACCGGTTGCGCACCGTGTGCATCAATATGGGCAATGACCACATAAATCAGCTGATTGCCCAAAAACAAATCAAGCCGCATGAGCTGGCGTTCATGACCCACCAAACCATGAATCCAGACAAATGGGTTACATTGATTAAGGCGAAACAGATGCGGGACAAACACAAGTACGAAACCAAGGTGGAGGCGTCCACAGACAATTTCACCTGCCCGAACTCCAAGTGCCGTTCAACAAAATGCACATATTATCAGCTACAAACGCGTTCAGCAGATGAGCCCATGACCACATTTGTGACCTGCATTGATTGTGGAAAACGATGGAAGTGTTAAAAAGTTTATGTATATAAATAAAGAACAAACGTGCATATTTTCATTTAATTACACATTTAGTATAATTTTTTTTCTTTGTATAAAGTATAATTGGTATCATCAAAATGCACCCTGTTCACAACGTTCCCCTCAAGGGCGGTCGCTCTCGTCGTCACAAGCGCAGCAGTCATGGCCGAAAGCACCGCAAGTCTTGCCGTCGCAGCCGTCGCCATTAACCAATCCAATTCAAGTAAACATAAATAAAAAATAATGCATTTCAAAAAATGTATTATTTATGAATTTGGAATAGTTCATTCAGAACAGTTCATTTAGACCCATTTCATTTGGACCCATTTCATTTGGACCCATTTCATTTGGACCCATCAAATCAGTTCCAAATCGGCCAAACGCCAGTACTCGGATTTTCCGCCTGGCAGAGGTCTGCGTATTATGAAGGGCAGCGCCTTTTGCTGCATCTCCAGCTGCGCAATCAAATATCCGTCTATGATTTTTTTATCAATGGGAATGACGGGTTGAGCCCCTTGATTCAGCTGTTTTGCACGCTGTCCTAAGATGCGCGTTTTCTCGTATTTGGTCAGAAACGGCATGGTTTTGTGGATGCCGTCCACTATCATCCCATCCGCATTTCGCACCACGCGCACAAGTGAATCCACTTCAGCCATGTTCAACTGCATCATTTCATGATGATACGTTGCAATGTAGTTTTCGCGCATTTCTGAATCAAATTTTCGCAGGTAATTTGTGCCGTCATCAATGTCGTCATCATCACCTTCTGAATCGTTGGTGTCACCGTCTTCGTTCAATTCCAGATCATCATATGACTGCTGCAGAGTGGTGATGTCTTGCAACGTGGCCTTTCCCTTGACCACACGCTTAGTTGTCTTTTTTTTTGAATCTGAATTCGCAAGTGCGGAAGCTGCCGTGGCCGTTTTTTTTGCAATCATCGCAGGAGTCTCTATTGCAATTTCATCATCTTCATCCAACGTCAACTCACTTTCGCCACTTGCATCGGTGGTCATAGACGTGACTGTGTCTGCATCCGTGTCCGCATCAGAACTGTCATCAGTTTTGCTTTCTGCATTTGACTCCGCATCGGATTCGGAAACGACCTCATCCGGTAACGCTGCGCCAGTTGCAGAATTTATGCGCGTGTTTTTGCTCACCAACTCGTCTTCATCATCATCGCTTTCGGATCCCTTCGGTTTCCCTCCAAACATGTGAAGATACTGCATCAAACCGTGAATGTACTATATTATACCTAAATATACTTTAAATACATTGTTTCAATTTTTATTTTATGAATTGCGTTAATCCATTTCCAATGTGGACAAATCAATTAGGCATTTTCTCTCATTGGGGGGTTCTGTGTTTGATTTTATCAACCATGCCTGCATAAATTGTGCGCCAAGAGTTGCAGCAGCATTCATGTTCGGGTTCGGGCTGCGACGTTTCGGCGCGCGATGCTCGCACCCTTGCGGGTTGTCGCGTTCTTTCACAATGGTTTGCCACAGGTCGTCCAATACCCGGATGGCATGTTGAAACCACCGCTTGTTTCGCAGCACCAGGACACAGCTCATCTTTTCCAGGCGCCAGCGAATGGTCTTCATCCACATGTGGGCCTGGTTTCGCTCCATGGCATCGCTAAACCACGCCTCTGATTCACCCCGATTGAGGCCGATCGGCTCGTATTCATAGTGCGGTCTGCCATCTTTCATGAAATAAATTATAGTGCCGGTCATCAACTCATCCTTTGACTCGCCTTTTTCTTCTTCGCCTTCTTCCGCAAATTGCGTCTCCAGAAAGTCGCACTCGTTCAAATCCGCGGTTTCCATCTGCAGCTGCATCTGGATCCAGTACTCCTTTTTGGGAATGCCCGTGATGTCGCGATTCACGATGTTCTTAATCTCCAGCATGCGCCCGTATCGCTGGGATGCGGGGTCCACGTTGATTCCGTCTGGAGATGCGCCCAAAAATGCATGCGTGTCGTGCTGCAGGCAGCCAAAATCCGCAACGCGGGTTTTATACATGTGTTCGTAAATCATGCGAGACACTGGCTCGTATTTTTGACCCCAGTGCATCGGCGACGACGTGTTCACGTGTTGTTCCTTCTCTTGACCCCCTTGCAACAAGGGCTTGCACTTCTCGTAAATCAGCTGGTTCGCGCACGCCTGACTCTCAAACGCCTTCCACGCGTTGCTGGCCGTCAGCAGGTCGTGTCTGAACTTGTACCACTCGGGAGTGCGTTGGTCGGGCTGCGGTTTGGACCGAATGTGTGCCAACTTCGCATCAATGATTAACACATTAGGCGGCTTGCGTATGAACGTGCTGCCGCATTCGCGTGCCGGGTTTATGTGCCGGAAATACATGGTCTCGCAGAACCGGCACAGCGCATCGGCTTCCAGATCCATCGTGTGCGACAATTCAAAGGCTTGCGTGCCCTCAAAATACTCGTGCAGCACCTCGTGCACCGTTTCGTGGAAATCTGGCGCGCTGAATGCTAGCGGATTATCGCACACATAGGCGTCCAGATGTTGCAGCATGTCTTCTATTGTGAGAAGCATGTCTTCTTCCCCAAATTGAGCAAAGAGCGACGAGAGATATTCGTGATGTAAATCAATCTCGTTGGACCATTCCGCATTTATTGCGCGCAGGGCATCCAATGCTTGGGACCATTCTCCGATTTGCGCATGCATTTGCACCGGTTGATGCAATGAAGTTAAACGTTAAACTATATCAAATTAATACATTTATATAGTTATTTTACACTCTTTTTTTTTTGTAGGGGTAGGGGGTGGCATGCATGTGCCATGTGATATGTGAGATGGGATGTGTGCATGCAATTTATCTGAAATGCATTTTCATTCTGAAATGCATTTTCATTTTCGCATTGGCATTGGCATTTGCATTTGCATTTGCATTTGCATTTGCATTGGCATTGGCATTACATTTAACTGATGCTTCAGCAGCAAGACATTGTTTATGTTCAATGGAATCCAATTTATGTTTACTGGTTTCATTTAAAAATGGGATTTCATGCAAATTGCCATTTGTTCCAAGGCGATACGCAAATTGGGTTGTGAAACACAATTCGTATTGTTTTTGCAAATGGTCAATTAACTGGTCTTCAATGTAAAAGTAATTGAATTGATCATTGAATTCAATGATGACATTTATAAATTTTTTGAAATATTCAATGCAATTTCGGTTCATTATGAATCCGCTATCGTCCTTGTGATTGTTGTATTTAGACACGGGCAAATAAATGACGTTGGCGTTGACGGTGTGTGGATTCAAAAAATCTTCATATGCAAAAAAATCCAACCTACACCTAATTACCAATTCATACCTAAAATTGTTGTTATTTTCATACTCCTCCATCAATTTGATGCATTCATTTATTTTAAAACATGAGTTTATCATGTTCAATGTGTGATTTCTGTGTTTTGTGACATTGTTATCTTTAATGAATTCATTAAATTTGCAATCATCCCGATCAATATGAATGCCCTTTAGATTTTTGTATTTTAATTTAAAAAACTCTTCATCATTGGCATAATTTTCTTTTTTGACGTAATCTATCTCATCGCCAATCCAATACCTCAACGCATTTTGATTTGATGTAAAAACAAACACATCCAAATCATGGGCATCAATGACAAGGTTTAATTGATTTTCAATAAAAGGTTCAAAATTTCTTTGAAGTCCTGATAATAAAATGCATATTTTCATTGTATATGCATTACACACACACATTTATTATCATGTGTATTGTTATGTCATGCCGAACACACAAACACACAAACAAACAAATAAATGACGACAGACTCCTCAAACAAGCACGTGGTGTGCATTGAAGGCAAGCGGAACGTCGACAAACTTAGCAAATCCGACAAGCCTAAACGCGCCCGCACGCTGAAATGGACAATTGACGACGCGTTCTTCAATTATGACAAGCAGTTGGAGATCTTACGCCGCTTAATAGCAGATGACACCACTCTGGAAGAGAGAAAATTCTTCATAAAAGAAATAAGGGCCAAGCTGGACGGGTACACAAGACAGGACGTCGCGAATGGAATGCACGATTTATCCGCCTTTATCTCTCTGAATGCAACCATTGAATTGTTATTAATAAGTAAGCTGCGATGCGCTTATTGTCGCAAGTGCTGCGAGCTTATTTATAAGGACGTCATGGCGCCGCGGCAATGGACCTTGGACCGGGTTGACAACGACCAGGGACACAATGCCGGCAACGTGGTTTTAGCCTGTTTAGCCTGCAATTTGCAGAGGCGCACCATGGACGCCGAGAGATTCAAATTCGGGAAACAGCTGCGCGTTGTGAAGGGATTTTGACGGGTGGTGCCTTTTTTTAAGCTCGTTATTATATTAGCATTTGAATTCAATGACAACTAAACAATGAAAAAAATATTTTTATTGTTTTGTTTGTATTGGTTGTATTGGTTTTTTTGTATTGTTTTTGTTGGTTTTTGTGGTTAATTGTGTTTATCTACTTACCTGGTGCCTTTTTTTAAGCCAGCAACAGGGCTTACTTCTTCTTGGCGACGATCTTCTTTGGCGCAGTGGCAGCAGCAGCAGCAGCAGCAGCAGCAGGAGGTGCAGATGACATTTGTCTTTGAATCAGCGCAGGCTCTTCCTCCTCTTCGGACTCGGAGTCCTCCACATCAACTTCATGGGCTGCAGATGAAGAAGGCACGCAGTCATCATCGTCGTGCGATGCATGCTGCTGTGTTGTCTTGGATGGAGCCGCAATGCGCTTCTGCTCGTCCTCGTCAAGCACAATGTGACACTTGCCGCGAAGGGATGCCTTGGGCTTGAGAACCGCCTGGAACAAGCGCCAAGTCACACCGAAAGCGCCGCCTGCAAACCAGAGTCCGCCGCAGGTCATGATGAGCGAAACGTCGGATCCCTTGAGGATGATGTCTTTGGGTGTCTTGCCGTCGGAATTGCCGGGGAACAGCGTGTTGTTTTCGGTGTCGTAGATCTCAATGCCCTTCCACTCGCCGTCGTAGAATGGCAGCTTGACCTTGAGCGTGGGGTTCTTGCTCAAATCAGGCTCGCCGGTCTGAGGGTTTTTGGAGTAGTAGAGCATGGGCGTGAAGATGGCGTTGATGACCTCGGCGGACATGGCCTTGCCGAACCATTCCTTGGAGTTGGCGATGGCATCGCGCTTGATCTTGGCCTCAAACTGCTGCATGTTGGCAAAGAACTTGTTGACCTGGAGTGTCTTGTACTCGTCGCTGGGGAATTGGAGCGCCATGGTGTAGGATTGGACCTCGCCGGTCTTCTTGTCAGTGTTCTCATTCACGCCCCAGGTGAGCATGAGCGGAGTCTGAACGTTGAGCACGGTATTGGTTGCAGCATTGAGGATGCCAACGCTCTTGCCGCCCGAATTGTTGACCTTGACCTTTGCGTATTTGGTATCGGTGTCAGGATTCATGTTGACGCCAGAGATGATTTGAGCGGATGATTCGGATTTGGTGGCCATTGTGTTGGATTGATTGTCGGGTGGTTGTGTTGGTGTGGTTGTTGTTGCTTTGAACTGCCTACCCTTCCTATGCCCAAACCTTTAAATCAATTTTTTTTTTAATTCGCGGAAAATACTTAAAGAGCAATCCGAAAAATGAATCAATTTATTGAATGATACATACGGGCGAACACTGCGTCATTACATTTGATAACAATCATGTGATTAAAATGTTTTATTGTGCGTGCTGGTTAAATCAACCCATTTGCAACGTGGGATTTGAGAACGGACACAGCGCACTCCTGGTTGGTACCGTCAGTGGCAAAGTTGGTCTTCTTGGACAAGAGAATATCCGAAATGATTTGCTCAATTTGCTTAAACAGGGCGGCATCGGCCTCGCTGGCACCGACTGCCTTTTTCAATGATGCAACCAGCAAGCGGAGACGTGCAACTTCAGCCTTTAAGCCGCTGAACACGGTTTGCTCAGAAGCGTAGCGCTGGGTCAGTTCCTTCAGGTTGAGGAGGTCCTGTGAATACGTGTTGGATTCGGTGCGCAGCACGTTCTTGTACTTGTCGTAGTGAGCCAGAAACGCCTGAGCCAGGTCGCGCGTGTCATACACGGTGGCATTACGAACCCGAGCCAGAATGTCTTGCATTGCCTTCTTGTGCTCGTCGCTCACCAGCTTGGACACGTGGTCCGACAGCGCCGCAAAGTTGGCATTGGTGGCATCCAGAGTTTGCAGGAATTGCGGCTTGATCAGGTCCAACTTCTGCAAATAGAGCGAATCTGCATTCATCTGGGCGTAGTGGCGCGCAATGCTTTGATTTGTCTGAAGGATGCTGGCCTGCAGTTTGAGCAACTGATTTTCCTCCTCATCCTGATTCAAAATGAATTTGTTCAGATCGGTTTGAGAGATATTCACATTCTTTTTATTTTGCTCAATTTCTCTCTTCTGAAGAGTTTGGGTTTCATGAATGATGCCAACAATCTTGGCGTGCATGCTGTTCATGCTGCCGATGACGTCGTCTTTGGAATTTGCATGCGATGAGTGAGATGAGGAGTGAGATGAGGAGTGAGATGAGGAGTGAGATGAGGAGTGAGATGAGTGAGATGAGTGAGATGAGTGAGATGAGTGAGATGATGAGGCAAATGATGCAAATGATTTAGAAGATGCCGCAGATGCAGTTGGAGACACAACAATCTTGGCAGCCACAGGTGTAGGAGTTACAACCGGTGCAACGACAGGAGCAGCGACAGGAGCAGCGACAGGTGCAACGACAGGCTTAACATCAATCTTGGTTACAGGTGCAGCTACAGGAGCAGGCTTATCGGCAACCTTGGTTACAGGAGCAGCGACAGGCTTAACATCAATCTTGGTTACAGGTGCAGCAACAGCGACAGGCTTATCGGCAACCTTGGTCACAGCGACAGGAGCAACAACCACCTTGGTTACAACGGGAGCAACAACAGGTCCAGCCTCGCATCCTGCCGCAAAGTAGCAGCGCGAGCCGATCGGCTTCCAGGCCAGCTGCCATTTGGAGAGCGGTGAGCTAGGGCCGTTGTAGCCCGTCATTTCCCACTGCTTTGCACCGCGGTTCACGTTCATGATTTCGCCGCTGGGAGAAAAGTAATCGGCCGCATTTTTGGCGCCGTCGGCATTGCCGCAGATGCCGCCCATTATGCCGTAGTAGTTTTTAGGCACGCTGGTTTCCAGAACGCCGCAGTAACCACCGATGATGAGCGCACCAAACCCTTCGGGTGTGGACATCTTCAGCCCCATGGTCACATCCTTTACGCCGTGCCATTCCACGTTTTGTTTCCCGTAGCGAATGGTGACGCCTCCAAATTTGACGGTTTCATCGCGTTTCAAATCCAGTTCCATGCCATTTATCCGAATTTTATTGAAATTTTGCACATCCACCTCAATTGAGATCTGCTTGTAATGCACCAATGCACCCGTCATGCAGGACGGCACCCCCACCTTGTCGGCGCCGTTCTTGCGCATCTTTTCCTGCACTTCAAACACTCCGTCACGCGACGTGGCGATGGTGTAAATGCCGGGCTCCTGGATGTGAAAGAAGTCGCCGTCATAATTGGTGCAGTGGGGGTCGCCGGATGCCACGCAGAACCGGGTGCTGGGGGATGCCACATTGTCTTTGGACGCAAACTCCATTGCAGTGATGGCGCTTTCTTTGGCAATGGCCTCGCTTTTGGTGACGCGCATGTCTTCCAAGCACCCGCTGTACACGTCGGCATTGTGTTGGATGCCGAGCGAGGTGCAGAAGGTGGCGGCCGATGCGCCGGCGGGGGTTTTGATCCAGTCGCTTAATACCGACGATATTTTAAAAGTGGAAGAAGCGGCAGCAGCAGCAGGCACAGGAGCAATAACTGGAACAACCATCTTGACTTCAACCTTGGGTGCAGGAGCAGGTTTAGGTTTAGGTTTGGACACAGCCTTGGGTTTGGACACAGCCTTGGATTTGGACACAGCCTTGGATTTGGACACAGCCTTGGATTTGGACACAGCCTTGGATTTGGACACAGCCTTGGGCGCAGGAGCAGGTTTTGGTGCAGGAGCAGGAGCAGGTTTAGGTGCAGGAGCAGGTTTTGGCGCAGGAGCAGGTTTTGGCGCAGGAGCAGGTTTTGGCGCAGGAGCAGGAGCAGGTTTGGACACAGCCTTGGGTGCAACCCGCATGGACACTAACAAATGTCGTCCTTCATCGGACGCATTGGAGTGCACGGCGGCAATGACATTGTGGTGGGCATAGTGGTGATGATTGTCATGAGTGAGATGAGTGAGGGTGTGATTGGTTTGAGCATCAATCGGAATGCTGGTGGCAGTCATGGACAGCGCGCACAACAGCAATAAACACGGAGCTAGTTTCATTTTAGGCGGTGGTGTGTTATGCATTGTAGTAATAAAAAAAGTTTAAGTTGTTTAGGATTAAATTCATTCGGATTGCTTAATGTAATGCAATGTTTGGATTGATTTGGTTCAATGGTCAATCGTAATGATCATTTTGAAAAGATATAAAAAAATGTGAATAGTATAAATAAAACCCACCCGACCACAACACATGTCTCAACCACAACCTGGAAACACGACCATAAACATAAACATAAACCATCTCAATGATGTGCATAATTACATACATAATGACATCAACCTCATAAACGAATTTAACAACATTTACAATAATGACAATGCGATCAACCCAATCAACCCAATCAACCCAATCAACACAAACAATGAGATTTATGCGGATTCGGATAAATCAAAAAAGAAGGTTTCCAAACGGGTTTGCAAAAAGAGCGCTTCCGCCGGCATGATGCCCGCATTTTCAGAATACGACGCCTTCATGAAATCCGAATATAAGGTGAGCGAACTGAAGGACATGTGCAAGCACTACGGAATCAAATGCAGCGGAACCAAGCAGGAGCTTAAGCTGCGAGTGCACACGCATTTGATCCAGTCGCATCACGTCAAGCGGATTCAGCGCATGATTCGCGGGAAGTTCATTAAGATGCATGACCGAATGAGCGGTCCCGCCTACAAATACCGGTCGCTCTGTGTAAACGACACCGATTTCTACAGCATGGAGCGCATGAGTGACATTCAGCGCAACCAGTTCATCAGCTTCAAGGACGACGCCGGCATGGTGTACGGGTTTGACATCATGTCGCTCTATACGTATTACGATTCTGAAATGGACAATGGTCGTTCTGCGCCATTAAACCCGTACAATCGGGCGCCGTTTCCGCTCACTCTGCGCCGTCAAATGCATCGCAAGATTCGGCTTACCAACATACTAGGTGTTTCGTGCAAAGTTGAGGAGGAGCCAGAACCGGTGCTCTCCCAGCAGCAGCGGGATGAGCAGCTGCTGTTCATCGTGTTTCAGCAAATCAACTCGCACGGGCATTACGCCGATTCGGCGTGGTTTAGCGAACTGAATGTGGTGGGAATCATGCGGTTCATGCGCGAGCTGGCCGACATTTGGAACTACCGAGCGCAGATCATGCCGCAGTTGAAGCAAGAGATCTGCCCTCCGAACGGCGACCCGTTTCGCTACGTGGATCTGCGCTACATTCAGCCCGACATGATTAAGCACCAAGGGATTCAAATCATCAACACGTTTGTGACGTCGGGCACAAATCGGGACAGCCAGTCGCTGGGCGCATATTACGTGCTGTCGGCGCTCACCCTTGTGAGCCAGCCGGCTCAGGCCGCCATGCCGTGGTTGTATGAATCCGTTGTTTATGTGCCATGAATCAATTGAATCATTGAATTCATAAAAACGAATAATGACAAACAACATTAAGGAAAATCAGATGAATGACATGCCAAATGAAGTGCATTTGGCTGTCAAAAAATGCATTAAACATTTAATTCGTAAAACGGCTTAAAAAGACATCTCTATGTAGGGTATAAACACCCAACACAATGGCTAAGACGACAAAACCCACGGCGACCACCGCCTCTGCTTCCCCTGCTTCCACTACTGCTCCTGCTTCTTCCGCATCAGTTCCCCCTACCGCGCCCGTCAAGGTCGTCAAGGCCAAGGAGCCCAAGACCCCGAAGGCCCCTAAGGAGCCAGTTGCAGCTGTTTCTGTTGCTCCTGCCGCCGACGCTGCTGCCTCCGCCACCGAGGAGGTCGTTGCTCCCTCCACTGAGGCTGTCATCTCTTCCCAGTTTTCATCCGTTTCTGCCAAGTTGCAGCAGGTTGTTGCATTTGCTGCTGCGCTTCGCTCCGAGCTTCGCTCGCTTGAGCGCCATGCCATCAAGGAGATTCGCATTGCCCAGAAGGCCAGTGCTAAGAAGCGTCGCAAGGTTGGCAACCGTGCCCCCTCTGGCTTCGTGAAGCCCACTCCCATTTCCAAGGAGCTGGCCGAGTTTCTTGGCAAGACCGACGGTTCTGAGATGGCCAGGACTGAGGTGACTCGCGAGATCAACGCCTACATCCGCAACAACAGTCTGCAGGACAAGGAGAACGGCCGTCGCATCAATCCTGATGCCAAGCTGAAGTCTCTTCTCAAGCTCAAGAAGGGCGAGGAGCTCACCTACTTCAATTTGCAGCGATACATGTCCCCTCACTTTTCCGCGAAGTCGGGTGTTGTTGCAGTTGTTGCCGGAATCACTGCTTGAAAACAAATGCACTAAAAATGAAAAATGAAGAAAGAAACAAATGCACTAAAAATGAAAAATGAAGAAAGAAACAACGACAAAATAAAAACAATTTTGCTTTTATTTTATTTATTGTTCAAATGCTTTTAAATCAAACAAATATGAAATTCTCGTGCGCCATGACTTCATGCAGCAATGCATTGTTTCGGGTTGGTTTGGTGATTGTTGGCAAATGATTTTGATTTGGCACAATTGTCATGTCAAACATGTTGTGCACCGAGATTGTGGTGTCATAATCAAACCGGATACGATTGTTGTCGCAGTTGTGATGCAACCATGTGTAAAAGTCGGGCGCAAACACGCTGCCCGCATCTTCTGCCGATTGTGCACACAATTTGTATTGTTTGAATAGTTGCAATGCGTGTCTAAGACTGTGTGTCAAGTGACTGTTGTAGTCTGTGCCGGAAATGACGCAAATTTGGCGAAACTCCTTCATGCTGATGCCAAGAATGTTTAAAATCTTATTCATGTCATACATGGTGATGGTTTGATCAAATAAATTGATGTGACGCAACACGCGACAACACCCGTACACGAGCAAATCTGTGTCATCCGACACGCACGCATACGCCTTGCGTTTCAGCACCATTTTCGCACATAGGGCATCGGCCTCACCGGGAGCCACGATGTGCTGAACCCCTAATGAGCGCATGAGGGACCAAACTCGTTCAAAATCGGCATCGCTGACTCGTATGAACCGACGACGCAGAATTTTCAGTTTGAGTTCGGTTTCAGTTTCTTTGACCCACCTTCCATCATTTGACATGTGGTTGTTGGATTTGTTGTGGTTGTGGTTGTCGTTCTCAGTTTCATGAATGAGTTTGTTGTATTGCATTTCCGCAACACGTTTCAAATGCTTGCGCTTGTTCAAGGTCTTGCGTTTTTCATCGGGTGGTTTGCCGTCAAAGACAAACACGGCAACAATGTTGTGCATTTGGAAAAAGGATATCATGGAATACATGTTTTCCAGTAGCGCATTATCTGCAATGAAACGATACATGAAGATGTTGGCATCAACCACCACCACTTTGCCTGATAGCTCATCCAGCGTCATGATTTTGATTGCCTCTGAGCATTCCTTTCGTAGAAATTTATTTAAATTCTTAATTCCCATGATGGATGTGGTTCGGTTCTGTGTTGATTGAGGGGGTGGTCGTCATAAATCAAATCAATTTTTCATGAAATTTGCAGAGGGTGAGGGAGGCGACATGCGCATGGACGATCCTAGTACGTCGTCATTGGTGTCATCATTGTGCGCGGACATAGAATCCAAATCAGGGCATTGCTGCTTGCAATGATTCAGCAATTCCATGAACCCGTTGAAATTGGATGGAATGGTGCGAAACTGCATGATGTTGTTTCGTGGGGTGGTCCGCCTGAATGGGTTGTTTTTGTAGCACCACGCGATGAACTCATCGGGCGAATGCAGCAGCACGCAGGTCAGGACGTAATATGCAAAAATGTTGGTGTTTTCTCGGTATTTTTTGCTGACAATCTCACGGTTCTCTTTGGTGGGGTTTGCAAGGGTGGCGTATGTGATGTCCATGTATCGCATAAGTTTGGCGCACTGCTGCTGCGCAAAGCGCGCATTTTCATGCAGCCCGTCCATCACGCACTCCATGAACACCTGCAGCTGCAGATCGGTTGCCTGAATTGGATTCAGACTCTTCGTGGTTGCGTCGTCGCCCATGAAACAATCAAAAACGACGTTTAAAATGCGCGCCCATATTTCGCAATACGTTTCATAAATGCGCACCGGGTGCGAAATGGCGTACATGCGCTGCAATGAGCGCTGCATTCCGGCATGCACTTCGGCCTCCATGTCGGATTCAATGAACGAGAGACCGAACGCGTGAAACAGTTCGTGAATGAGCACCTTGAACCACTCCTCTTTGCGATACACCACGACGTCGTTGTTTTTGGCGCAGTGATACGCCATCCCCGTGTTGGCGTGTATCGCATCCAACGACTGCCCCTTCTCGGTGGGGAACCGCTTCTTAAAGTCGGTCATGTAAATGTATATGTTCAGCGTGGACGAGCACGCGGGTCGGGCGGCGTGCGCTGAAACCAGGTGTATGAGCGCACACACGCGCCTCGCGTGCTCGTCCATGTTCTTGTTCTCCATCAGTGTGTTCAGTGTGTCATCAAACACGACAAAATGCAGGACCACTTTGCGGTCATTCACATTGAACTGGTACGTTGTGGCCGTGCTCGGTTCGTTCAGAATGTGGTCCTGAATTTCTTCCGGAAAATAAGTGTTTTTTGTGGATGTGCCACCCAGCAGCTGCTCGCGCATGTCGGCGGGCATCGGCAGATTCCGGGTCGTGGCAACCTTAACCGTCTTCTTGACGAATTTGGATGAAATGCATGAGCGCTGCATGTCGGAATGCAACCCGCGGAACGCTTTGCGCAAGGCATTTGCATTTGAATTGGACATCATGGATTAAATATAATGATACACTGTATTTTCATTATATTTGATTTTTTCTATTGCATTTTATTGCACATCGTTTTTTATTGCACATTGCATTTTGTTATTTTTTGCGCTTCAACTGTTCCAGTTGCAGCCGGTGCCGAACGCGCATGAGTTCGTTGCACACAACGGGTGGTTTGCCGCGCCTAAATTGCACCAGCTTGGCGTTCCGCGTGTGCAACAGCATGTCCGTCAAGTAGGAGTTCTGACTGTATTTGGCGTACTGCGCATCCTCGCGCTCCTTTTCTTCGCGCGTGCCGAAGTCCGCATCGGGTTGAACGTCCTTGTCCTTGTCCTTGTCCTGCACCAACGCCACGCTCTTTGACAGGTCCGAA